TGTATTTACCCTTAGTAGAAAGTACCTCTTCTACAAGTGAAATCATTTCATCGCCAGTATCGAACTTATACGGTGCATCTTTATATGTTACTAAGTTCTGACAAGCTATTGGTAATCCGTAACAATTTGCTTCAATAAATTTGAGATCAGATTTCGACTTGTTGAAGTTATTATCCTGTAAAGGTGCTACCAACATATTGACATTAAGCGTACTAATCTTCTCCGGGTAGCTATAAAGCTGTTCCCATGGATGGTATTCGATTTCACCGTTTTGAATAAACGGATGCAACGATAGAGGATATGCACCAAGAAATACCCACTGATACTTGTGTCTTGTTGATGCAATTATTTGATTTACATGTGCAAAATCATCTTTCTGACCGACTCGATTATCTACATCAAAGTGTGCACCAGAGCCTGCATATAAGATTCTTGGCTTCTTTCTATAACGATCAAAGTTATCGGAGATCTTTTTCTCGTTATAAAAATTACCCATCCACCACTTAGGTATGTAGTTCGGAATAACTGTAATATTCTTATTAGCAGTTTTACCCATGTAGTATTCCTTCATGAAATCACAAGTTACTGTAATCTCATCACACAACTCCATAATCTCCTGTGCAGTAGCACGAATTTTTGGATCTGTAAAAGCGGGTTTAAATTTATTATAATCAGGAATATCTTCAGAAAATACAAGATCATCAATTTCGTAAATAAGACGGAATCCCATTTGTTTACTAATCTCTTTTAAGAATTTAACAAATTGCAATTGATGCTCCGTTGCTTGACGCTGAACACGCACAGCTTGAGCACCTCTAAAGTAATTTGGATCTAAATTCATTACAGTGCTACCGTGCACAGTAAGTTTTTGATGGGCATTAAGAAGATGTTCAGGCCAAATCATTCTCCAAAAACCACATCCGCTATAGTCAGCGTAGTATTGAATTACTCTCTTTAAATTCATTTCAGGCGGAACAGGTATTTCCTGTTGCTGCGGCGGTAGCATACTTCCACCAAAAGGTGCTGGAGAAAATGGCGATGCAAATGGGCTTGCAAACGGGGAGTTAGGAAAAGGATTGAACATATATGTGAGTATATTTTATGATGTGTATTCGTTGAAATCTACTCGTCGGGTAATGCCGTTAGATTTTTCTAAGAAAATGACATTACCAGTGGCCGCTTTAATACTTTCCTTACGGTGACTTATAACCATAATAGATTCGTTAAATTTCTCAATACGCTCTTTAAGGATGTTAATCACTAATTCTACACCGCGTTCATCAAGACTTGAATCAAAAAGCTCGTCGTAGATGCTAAAGTTGAAACAAACATCACCTTGAAGTCTTCTAATATCCATGAAGGCAAAGAGGCATGCTAGGTCAACACTCTTGCGTTCGGCGCCACTAAAGTTAAAATATGAACATTCCTTACCTTTAGTATCGACTATTTTTTCTTCAAAGTATTCGTTAAATTCACACTTACAATTTGCGTCCATCTTACCTAGATAATAGGCGAGTTTAGCATTAAACAACTGCAAAATCTTAGTAACAATATATGATTTAACACCCTCTTCAGATACTACAAACTTAGCTACATCGTAATCACTCAATACTTCTTTAAGTTGATCGAGCTCAGTCTGTAGTTGTGTGCATTTGTTTTTTTGATCAGCAATTGCACTATCAAATGATAACGATGTCGTTTCAAGATCATTCAAGTCTTGTACGAGCATCTTTTGCCATTCTTCCAGCTGAGCTAAACGATCGTTAAGACTATTAATATCTTTTTCCTCTAGAGCGATTTTATGAATTTCACTTTCAAGAGTTCTTACCGTTTGCTTTACTTCAGTTTGTTTTGTTATTATCTGACTCTCTTTAATGCCTTGATTGTCAATAAACGCCTCGTGATCATTTATAAGTGCAGTGAGTTTTTTCTTCTCTTCCTCAATATGTGTCTTATCATTGTCTTTTATAACACGCAAACAGGACGGACATTTATCTTTACCAGAAATAACGTTTTTAATTTGTTTTTCAAGTTGAGTTATAAGTGTTTGTTTTTCACTCTTTTGATGTCTGATAGACTGTAGCGTAGTATCAAGCTTCTTTAACCCGTCACTTAATTTTGTTATTTTTTCTTGAAGATCAGTTGTACTTTTTTGTGTAAAGGATGCAAGCTTGTTATTAATTAATTTGATTTCGTTATCGTTATTGCTTTGACGGGTTTTATACTTTTCTCGTTTTTCCTCGCGCTTACTAATAGCCTCTTCCTGTTGTGTATTGAGAATATTCAATGCACGTGCTGCTTCTTCATATCGTGTTGACAGTACATCAAAGTCTTTCTTTTTTTCGGCAATATCAATCTTAAGAAGCGCTAGCATTTCACTAAACACACTGAGATTAAAAATGTCTTCAATAAACCGCCTCTTCTCTTGCTTCTTTTTTGCCATAAACGGTGTCGTGTTGTTTATGGTCATAATCACACAATTCTGAAATATTTCAGGGGTGCAATTAAACTTTTGCATTATAAATGCATTTGTATTAGAGATACTATCTCTTGTCTTATCCTCACCATTAATTGTTATATAACACTTTGATGGTTCTAATGTTCGTCTAATGACGATATTCTCGGTTTTATCAAAGTGTTTGATGGTTGCACCCAAAACCACCTCACAATTCTTCTTATTAATATTATTAATAATATGTTCTTTCTTAAGTTCACGTAATGTTTCACCAAAAACAGCAAAGTAAATAGCGTCAGCAATTGTCGATTTTCCGACACCGTTACGTCTATCTTCCTTATCTTTATTTATTCCTGTTATGATATGAAGACCTCGCTGAAAATCTACTTCAACCGGTACATTACCTACAGAAAGAAAATTCTGTATTTTAACATTATTAAAATTTATATACTTCATATGTTACACGCACGCTTATAAAGATCTAAGCAGTACGTTATTATCTTGTTCTTATTCTCAATATCAAGCACATTTACAAACTCTTCGATAGTTTTTTGCATATCAACGCCTGTCGTCTCGTAATTTTGATCATCTACTGTAATAGAATTATCGTAGAGCGAATAATCAACAGAAAATGAAAAAGGATTAAATGCATTCATTTTTTTAATTAATGTCTCAATACCCTCTTCTTTTGCTTTCTTATCGATAACGAGTTTAATAATACTGTTGTTAACAAGTTTCTTTACATCGTCACCACTCAAGCTCTTATGCGCAGTCAACTCCGTCAATGTTACTTTCTTGTGCTTAGGCGATAATTCATTTTCGTAAAATGAATATGTTTGTGACGGTATATCGAGGATGTAATATCCTTTAGTACTACCTGCATCTCCAAAATCCATTTCAAAAGGATTTCCAACATATACAATCGTACCGTCTTTATATTTTCTTTCGTCACGCAGATGAAAATGACCGGTCATAACCAAATCAGCTTTGGATAATAGACTCGCAGATTTCTCACCATGATCACACGTTTTAAAACTATTCATTTTAAAACTTTCAATCTCCAAGTGACCAAACATAATATCCACTTTGCTAAAATTATCGATATCAGCACCCCATGGCAGGAATAATACTCTTTGGCCAAATAAAGTAGTTTCTGTAGGTTCATCTATAACAAATATATTATTTCTACCGTTAAGGATAGAAAGTGAATTAACGTCGGATCGATCTTTATAAAAAGAATCGTGATTACCGACAATACAGACCATATTAAAGTCTTTTAGTTTTTGTAAAATTTGGGAAGCAACGTGTAGTGTTGATACAGATACATCACTACGATAGTGAAAAAAATCACCCAAAAAGAAAATATCGGTAATGTTTTTCTCTTTAAGCTCACCTACAAACCAGTCGCACCAATTTAATGCTGTTTCATGCCAGACTGTAGAATCTTGATGTACACCTAGGTGCAGGTCAGAAAAAATCGCAACTTTTGGTTGCTTAATATTAATATCAGTCATCATCACTTTCATCATCGCCGGTAGGTTCTACATAGATATTGCCAGCACACGAATCGCTAGCTTCAATCATTAACTCTGTATATACCTTTTCTTTATATTCGTTTATTACCTCATGATGTTTCTTTTCTTTCTTAATGCGGTTAATAAAAGCATGGAATGCAATTGTAGTAAAGTATGAAAATGGACTAAAACCTGAATCAATTTTAAATTTTTTATTTTTAAGAGCTGAAAACATCTTAACTATAGCATCACCAACCATATCTTCTTTATAGCTATAGTTCATAAAATTTGGTGCATATGAAAGACCGTTAGCAATTTTATTAAGACTCTCTCCGAGCTTTATTGTAATATTACCGGTATTATAATAATTTTTAATCTCATCTTCAAATTCCTTACTATTAACGTAGTGTACCTTGTCTTTAGGTTTAATTTTTTTAGGTGCTTCTGGTACAACTTCAGCAATTAATTTTACAGGGTCAACATTAAGCAAACTATCTACAGCCTGGTCTCCAAATATTTCCTCTTGAGGAACATCGGATACAACCTCGTTAAGCAATGCAACTGTCTTAGGCTTTGCCTTAGCTTTCTTGTATGGTTTTTTCGGTGAAGGTGATGTTTTCTTTCTCATATAAAGCTTTGCGTTTTTCGGAATGTAACTCACTATAATGTAAGTTATCAGCAATATCGAATATTATAAGCTGGCTTTTATCCTTATGCAACCTAAGACCACGGCCAATTGATTGCACAATTTTAATCTTAGCTTTACCACCGCATGCAAAAATAATATAGTGTAAATTCTTAATATTAATACCTGTAGAAAATATTTTAGATATAGCGACAACAATTACATCATTATTATCTTCCATCAATTTGCGTATACGATCGCGTTCTTCAATCTCTACATCACCACGTACAAAAAATACTTGTTTATCTGGCGCTTCTTGTTTTATAAGGTTAAACAATAACTCACCATGTTCAATGTAGTCAACCATAACAAGAGTATTATTTGTTAATCTCGTACTCAGCTTAGTAATAATTTTATTTCTAAATGGACTTACAATTAATTTTTTAAGCTCCTCTCTATATTCAATTCGTTTACAATCTTTATGAATAAGGTTGAGTATAGTAATTTGTACGTTACTTACATAGCTATCTTGTCGTAGATCATGACTATTTTTTTCAAAAATAACCGGTCCTATTTTTCCGATTATATTCCATTGATCAAGCACTTCCTCTGGCATTGTACCTGTAAACCCAAATCTATGTTGCGTCTTAATAAGCTTAAAAATATCATTAACTTTATTGCCTTTTCGTACTTTATGCACCTCATCTACAATTAGTACATCTATATTTTCAAGCCAAGATATATCACTATTTTTACTTTGTAAGATGCCAAGATTAGCTACTATTACCTCTGAGCTTAGGTCAAGATCATCATCTCCTGTCCACTTAGAAACACTGAAAGGAACACCGTAATCCTTAAAATCCTGTGCTGTCTGCTCTACTAGCCCTCTATCAGGAACAACAAAGAGAGCCTTAAAGCTCCCCTTGTTAAGCGATGATTTATACAGTGTATATGCTTTGGTAAGTAAAGAAGCTGAGGTCAACGTCTTACCGCCCGCTGTAGCTAGAATGATGGTGCCTCTACCGGTACCTAAACATTTTTTAACAATTTCTTCCTGATAATCTCTAAGCGGTAAATTTAGTTTTGGAAGATCGTAATTAAAATCTAATTGCTGTTGCCAGGTATGACGTGCTGGGTAGACAATATCTTGAAGTTCCCTACTACATGTTACTTCGCCAACGTATTGACAGCTACGAATGTAATCTTTTATAGCAAAATACAAACACGGTTCAAAACGACCTGTAGGCGTAATTGCGTATGTTCTCGGTGGCATAAACTTACCGTACCGACGCATAAACACAGCAGCCTCATTTTTTACAGAAAAATGCTCACGTATGTCAGAAAGCATATCACCTGACAAAATACCTACTTTTTTCTTACTGTCATACGTAAACTCAATCATTTTATGTCATTTCGAGCTTCATAATCTCGATTAAATTTTTAATATCAAAGGTCGCACTACTTAGTGTCTTTTCTGACTTTTCTAATAATTCAATTATTAGTTCAGCTTCTTGAATTTTTGTGTTAAATTCCTGAATTCTACTGTGTCTGTCAGCTGTTGATGAAATTACCGGTTGTGTAAGTTTAACTGGACTGGTATTGTTAATCTCAGACATTATTTCGTTTTTAGCTGTATCACGCTGCTTTTTTAGACTCAAAACATTCATACGCAATCTAATGAGTCTACCAGACCATTTATGCTTTATAGCAGGCAAACGTAGCTGATAATCTTTAAGATTAAGTTCGTTAATCTTAAGATCTTCTTCTAACTCTTTAATGATTTCTTCAAGCATTAATCTTAAATATATAATAAGATAACAAAAAATCAAGATGAGTAAATTTGACGAAATTTTTAAATGTATAATGGAAGATATACAAAATTCAGCGGCTACGGCGTTCACAGCACCGGGGCATGAATTAGCGGGCAGTCACGCAGGAAATTTCCCTGCTAATCAGGATATTTTTAATGCAGGTGATGCACGTTGGGCTTATGGAAGAGATGAATTTAAGATAGCAAAACCTTCAAAGCCCAGTAAAAAAGGTAAGATTGCTAAATCCTCTAAACCTGCAAAAATAAAAATGCAACGTAGAAATTTAGGTCCATCAATGTAAGTTACTAAATGGACTTAGGTCATTGGCAGTTAGATAGTGATATTACCGTTACAGGTGATTTTTTTGGTTTTATCTACGAAATTACTAATACTGTCAATAATAAAAAATACATTGGTAAGAAGCAATGTCATAGCAGACTCAAACGTAAACCGTTAAAAGGTAAGAAACGAAATAGGATTGACTTTGTAGACTCCGATTGGCGTGAGTATACAAGTTCTTCTAATGAACTCAATGAAGATATTGTAAAATACGGTAAAGATAAGTTTATTTTTAAAATTATAAAAATATGTAATTCAAAGTGGGCTCTTGCATATTATGAAATAAAAGAGCAAATTAACAAGGATGTACTGATGCGTGAGGATTATTACAATGGTATCATAAATGTACGAATTGGCAGGGTTCCAAAGGGAGAGTTGCAGTCATTTCAAAATCAGTTATAATCTGGATATGATCCAGGAAATATCACCTGTACAGCATAATTTTAAAATTTTAGATTTTACTTCAATTTGTAAAGAAATCTCTAGAGTTACTGTAAATGACCTTCATTCTTACGGATTACTCGAAAATCCTAAATTTTCACGTGATGTTAAAAAATTACTTTTACATCATACAATCCATCAAATTTGCGAATATTTTCTCAACAAACATAAACGCACAGCTACGTTTATATATTTTGCAAAATCTACATATAACACAGAATTACACGAAATTTACGGTGAATCTGTAATAAACGAGTGGATGTATCAGACTATACTCAAAATTAAAAAAATACTTCCTATTCGGATTCTTATCGGTAACATACCGTTTACAACTATTAAATCACAGGTTGATGAAAATAGTGGAGATGGTATGGAATTCCTGCAAATGGTGCGAACATATGCAGACTGGCATAACACTGACAATTACACATTTAGTCGTATTAAACTATATGTTGAACGTCATGGTTTAACATTTCTCAGTAAAGATTACTTCAATCAATTAAAAACAAAAAACCTCTTATTTGCATAAATAATTGTGTGAAATTCACTGATCGTATTGATAATTACTTTTCTCTTCTAAACGAGCAAGACCCAGGAGCTGAAGCTGCTCCTGCTGCAGATGCTACAACACCTGATCCTAATGCAGCTCAGCCGGCTGCAACAGGAGAACAACAACCAGCACAGATTGCCCCTGCCGGGTACGTAGATCTTGTAAAACTGCTTGTAAAGGCAACAGCAATGAATTTTCCTGAAGGAGATCTCGATCAGCTGTATCAGACAGAAGTAACTAAAGAAAATGCATTTATTGTCAAAGATGCTATAAAGGATGCATTAACGATGTATGAAGGTGATAATATGGTTAGATTGGATAATCCTAACTATAAAAAATTTCTTGACTCAATTAATACAAATAATCTCTATCTAAAGCTTAATAAAATTAAGTCAATTATAAACAGTAGAGCCTGATAATATGTACAAAAGCTTAAAAGATATATACGTGAGTGAATCCTTTGCGCGACCAGTGCCACCGCCCTACATGCGTTATGTACCAGCTAGCGTGCTTAACGAGGGCGGTGCAGGTGGTCATATGACACATCCTTACGAAATGGCAGGAGTCAATACAGGCAAGGATTTAATTGATGTTTTTGAAGAAGCTGTTAAAGCAATTCAATCCGAACGTCCAGCTGTAAAAATTGACGGTTCTAATGTATCAATTAAGATAGCTCGAAACCTCGATGGTAGCA